AAAAGAAAAATACAGAGACGCCGCTAATGATACAGACCGCAAAGCGTTATTGAAACAAATCAAAACGCAAGAATCCCTTCTCAATAAAATTGACCAAACGAGCAACAAGAAAGAAAAGGACCCCTACAAAGAAAGCCTTGAAAAACGCAAAAAGCTTTATCAACAATATTTAAAGTGGGTCAACTCCAATGATCCGGGCGTTAAGAAGGCGGCCGAATCTGAATTTGCTTCTTTGTTGAAAGAAGGGAAAACATATCTTGATTATCTCAAAAAACAAAGGGATCAATTAATGTCGCTTGATACAAGGACCGCCGATCAGAATAAAAAGCTGAAGACGCTGAATGATCAGATTGCCGAGGAATCAAAAAAAACGGTTCTTCAAAGTTTCGATGAAGCCCTAAAGAAGCAAATGAATTCCGCTACATCTATCGTTCAAATGCTTGATATTATCGCCCAAAAACGAAAGGAATTATCCGGCGACGGGTCCGATCTTGATAACGCTCAAAAAGATATTTTGGATAAAGCGGAAGAAGATGTCAACAAACAGGCACAGGAAGAAACAACCGAAATGCTTCGTTCTTATACTGAATATTTGGATCGTAAATTGTCAGCAGAAGTTCAATATCAAGATCAAATGACCTTATTACGCCGTAGGGCTACGGAAACACAAAACGCCGAAGAAAAGAAGCAAATTGAAAGCGCAATGTCCTTGTTATCCAAGATGCACGAAGCCGGGATACGAAGTTTTGATGAATTAGAAGATTTGAATAAAGAAGCGATCAACACCCTTGGATCATTTGAAGGCCGTCGCCTTGAAATAACGACGTATTACAACAAACTTATTGCCGCCGAACGGATCAAAGGCAATGAAACCGCCGCCAAGCAATTAGAAGGCCAACGAGACATGGAAATCCTTCAAGAAACAAAGCAATACAAGGATTTCTTTGGTAAAATACAAACATTGTCAATCAATACCTTTGAAGCTACACGAAAAGCATTGTTGAGCATGATGCAAGAAGCCTATAATTCCGGCAAATTGACATACGATCAGTATAAGGAACTGATTGACAAAATTAACAAACAAGCCGACTCCGCTTATCAAGGCCGGGGAATGGAATCTATATTCGGAAATTCCAAGGGGGGCGGCTTTATGAACATGATCTTTGGTGAAGGTGACTTTCAAACAAAGCTTGATAGTTTCAAGACCATATTTTCCGGGGCTAAAGGTGACATGGCCGATATTGCCGGGACGTCCGGGGAAGTTGCAGGAAATGCGGGAGAAGCACAAGGAGCAATGGAAGGGGCCGCCGGGGGTGCGGCCGGGGCCTTATCAATGGTTGATGCAATCATCACGGCGGTATATCAAACCTTGCAAGCCGTTTCCGGCACATTGCGAACTATTGCCGATTATCAAGATTCAATCGGTCATTCTGATGCGTCCGACAATCTACAAGATTGGGCCGACTGTATTGACGCCGTTAATGAAACGGCAATGTCCGGTTGGGAAAATCTGAAAAGTGGTAATGTCATGGGAGCGATCCAAGACACAATTTCAATGCCGTTCAAGCTATTGACAACGTTGAATCGTATTCACGACAAGCACATTGATAAGTCGATCAACAAACATGGTGACGCCGTGAAAGATTTGACGAACGCCTACAATCAACTATCTTGGGCCATTGACAAAGCCCTTGGCGGTGAAGTATATAAAAATCAGAAAGCCGCAATTCATAACATGGAAGCCCAACGGGAACACTTGCTTGAAATGAAACGCCTTGAAGAAGACAAGAAGAAGACAGACGGTGACAAGGTGCGTCAATATCAAGAACAATATGATCAATTAGGGCGTGACATTGAAGACATGTTGAAATCCATATCGGAAGACATTCTTCAAACCAATGCAAAAGACTTTGCGGATCAATTGGGCGATGCTATCGTTGAAGCCTTCGGAAAAGGTGAAGACGCTGCAACGGCTTTCGGAGAAACGGCCGATTCAATAATGAAACAAGCCGTTTTGAATCAGTTGAAGAAAAACTTTCTTGAAAAGCAACTTCAAGGTGCGCTTGACGGTCTTGAAAAGTCAATGGGGTATTGGAACGGTGATACGTTTGTTTTTGACGGTTTGACCCCGGAAGAACAAGCACGCTTCAAAAATCAAATTTCTTCCATTGGGAAAAACTTCACGCAAGCCCTTGGAGTGTACGAAGACCTTTTCAAAGACCTAAAAGACGAAATATCGGAACCGGACACGACGTTGCAAGGTGGTATTCAAGGCGTTTCGGAAGAAACCGCAAGCATTGTCGCCGGACAAATGAACGCAATGCGAATCAATCAAATGGAATCAATCAACATTCTTCGCCAACAATTGATCGCACTAAATAGGGTTGCTTTAAATACGTCGTACAACGTTCACCTTTCCAAATTGACACAAATCGTTGACTTACTAAAAGGTGACAGGCAATCAGATTCTTTGCGTGCAATGGGTTTATCTTAAAGTATATCACAGTAATATATTAAGTTATGAAAATAGGAAAAGAACTTGCTTTGATAGCAAAAAAGAAAGGGATTTGTCAAGAATGGTTTGACCAAATGAAAACGCTTGACGATAAAGACCGATTACTTGAAATGTATGTTCGTGGAATTGACTTTTGTCTTTCAAATGATTTCCCTACGAATGACTATATCCGTGAAAATTTCATTGGCAGAATGGAAGAATACGGGGTGCACCTTGATGAATCATTAAACACGGCCAATGATCGCCGTGTTGTCGCCCTTGGCCGTTGTATTGGCCGGGTCGAAATCAACAACTTTGGTGTATCTGAAATCTTTGTGAAACATGAATCAGACTTGATCATTATTGCAAAGGGAAATTCATTTGTCATGATCGACATGTTTGACGATTCTAAACTTCATGTAATCGCTTCGGCCGATTCAAAAGTATGCGTAAACCATTACGGCGGTACTTTGAAGACAGAATCTTCAGAAAGGGCCGTGATCAAAGTTATTGAAAAACACAAAAAAACTTACTAAAATGGCAAATACAAAGAATGTTATTTTGAATTTACCTTTCGATGAATCGGACGGTTCGTTGATCGCTTATGACTATTCGGCCAATCGTGCGGACGGCATTGTGTCCGGTGCAAAGTTTGTTTCCGGTAAGATTGGAAATGCAATTCAGTTTTCCGGCAAAGACACATGTAAGATTTCTAAAAACGTATTGAATCTTTCGGGCGAATTTTCAATCTTATGTTGGGTCAATCCAATGTCGATTGAAGCGGGAAGCCCTTCAAAAGTTATTTGGCTTCTTGCCTTTGACGGCATTGATCAATATTCCGAAATCCCGATTGAATTATCATGCGGCAATTGGGTTTCCGTTGCTATGACCAAAAGGGGGACGCAATACAATTTCTATGTAAATACCGCACTTGTGAAGACAATAAACCGTTCCGGCACATTGTTAGGCGTCTCATTGAATCAAGATTATTTCGGGGGTGAATATGGGAAAGGTTGTGTTGACGACATGAAGCTTTATAATATTGCCCTTTCCCAAGAAGACTTGATCGAAGAAATGTCAAATGTCAAACAATTGACATATTACATTGACGGTGTTGATCTGAAAGAATACGGCGTATATGTTTCCGGTTCCGACGGGTTGACAGATCGGCCAAAAATGAAATCCCCGATGTCCGTATCATGGGACAACTATCACGGAACATGCGTTGATCTGAATCACAAGTTTTACGAAAGTCGGGAAATCACCTTGTCTTGCTTTATTAAAGCCGTAGAAGGGAAAGGCGACTTTGCAAGTAAAGTGAACCGCTTTTTCCAAATCTTCGACAAAGCGGGCACACACCGCCTTATGGTTGATATTCACCCAACAAAACCGCTTGTCTATGAAGTATATTCAGAAGATGCAATCGCAATCAAAAAGACTTGGGATGATAGTTTAATGATAGGAACTTTCACTTTGAAATTGAAGGAGCCGTCCCCGGTAAAAAAAGTACTAAAGTTTATTCGTGTCGGAGAATCAACGCAAAATTGCTCTATCAAAATCACAACAACAAAGCTTGTTGACATCTATTGGGGTGACGGTGAAGTTCAGACAGACATTTACGGCGAAGACTTGGTTGTCAATCATACATTCAAGTCAAACGGTGATTACTACATCATTGTAGCCGGGTGTATTGACGAAATTGAAAAGTTTGAAACAAATGCAATTGTAGTATGGAACAAATTATAATTATTCGGCGTGACGGTTCACGGGTTCCCCTTCAAAACAGGGGAACCACAACACGAATTTCAAGCGCAAAACAAAAGGTCGAATTATTGGGGCCGACACTGTTGATATAACGGTTCAATCTCCTTTCCCACAAGCATACGAAATTGGTGACAGGATTGAAATATTCGGCCGAAGATATACGTTGAATGTGTTGCCTAAAGTCAAAAAAGAATCGGCATATAACTTTCAATATGACTTGCAATTTGAAGGCGTGCAATATGACCTTGCCCGTGCTTCTTATGATGTCACAATTGACACAACAGGTGTTGACGTTCAAGGGGATTCATTGACAGGTGATTTACGCCGTTTCATGCAAGTGTTAATTGCCAATATATCCCGAATATTTCCCGGAAAATGGGTTCTTGGTTCTTGTCCGGACACAGACACAAAGACATTGACTTTCGGAGATTCCGACAATTGCCTTTCAGTACTTCAAAATGTTTGTGACGAATACGGGCTTGAATTTGAGATTATCCAATCGGCAAACGGTGTATGTACAATAAACATCACCAATGTAGGAAAGACTTTCCCTTTCACTTTCAAATATGGAAAAGGATTGGGAATCTACGAATTGACAAGGGAAAAGGTGTCTTCCTCAAACATAGTCACCCGATTAAAATGCTACGGATCAACTAAAAATATAACATCAAAATACCGTTGCACAAAACTTTGTCTTCCCAATAAAACCAAGGCACAAAGTTTTCTTGAAGATGCCAAAGCAATTGCGCAATATGGTATTTGGGAAAACACAAAGAACTTTGATGATATTTACCCACACCGCACCGGAACAATATCAGCCTTGGGGGACAGTGTTTTAAAGTTTTCCGATTCTACAATGTTCAACTTGAATGAAACTGAATCAGACGGGAAAACAACAAAATACTTATTGAACGGGGTGTCGGCAAAGGTACATTTCAATACGGGGAATTTGGCCGGATATGAATTTGAAATTCATGCTTATGATCACGCAACGCATACCTTCACGCTAAAAAAAATAACCGATAACAGGGATATGTCTTTCCCTTCCGAAACATCTTCCGCATTTCAATTCGGAATAGGTGACGAATATGTGTTGACTGACATTGCTTTGCCACAATCATACATTGACGAAGCCGAAAAAAAGTTGTTAGAAGCCGGAACAAAATTTCTTCAGCAGAATTGCCAACCAAAGGTGCAATACTCATTGACACTTGACGAATTCTTTTTAAAAAGTATTGCGGGCCTTGGTACAACATCGAACGCAATTTGGGTTGGTGATTATATCCCGGTGATTGATACGGACATAGACGTTGATAAATCTATCCGTGTCAAATCATTCACAAGGGATTTGATCGACGAATACAAATACACTTTGACAATTGCAGATGTTTCGGTTGAAAGGTCAACATATACCCGTGTTATATCGGATTTGATTGACATTGACAAAATATTGACTATCAATAATTTGAAAGACCCTGCAAAGGCCCGTCGTGATTGGTTATCAGCGCAAGAAGTTTTAAATATGGTCTTTGATCCCGAAGGTGATTATTACACTGATAAGATCAAGCCCAATTCGGTTGATACTTTGATGTTGTCAGTTGGCGCAAAATCAATGCAATTTGGATTGGTTGGAACCGTATTTCAGCCAAATTTCAATGGAAATAAAAACCTTATGCGGGTAAAAGGCGGTATTTTGACGCATTATGCTATTGAAGAAATGCCCCGTTCTTGGACCTTATCGGACGGGGACACAACCTTCTTGTCTGATTCACAAGCTTATTATATTTATGCGAAAGTCTTGAAACAAGGAAATACCGGAACAATAGTTTTCACACCGCAACAAATTGGCGTT